GAGCCCAGAAATGGCAACGATGATTAAAGAAGGCGCAAGCCTAAACGAAATCATGGACGTGCTTGGCGGAACCTTTGGCGGTGCTACTGCCAAGAGTGCCGAAACCGCTGCAGGCAAAATGAAGATTTTGACCAACTCGCTTGGCGAAACCAAAGAGTCAATCGGTGCTGCGTTGTTACCTGTCCTTGAAGCCGTTTTGCCTGTGCTTAACAAGTTCGCTGCATGGGCTCAAGACAACCCCAAAGCGTTTTTGGCAATTGCAGCTGCTATCGGAATAATTGCCGCTGCGATTGTGGCCACAAATATCGCTATGGCACTAAACCCGTTTAGCCTTATTGCGGCAGGCATCGCATTGCTAATTGTTGGTCTCGTAACGGCGTACAACAAGTTTGAGTGGTTCCGTGACGGCATCAACCTAATTGTGAACACCGTCATTGGGTTCTTTGCCGGCATGGTCAACGCTGCAATCGGCGCAGTCAACGCAATCATTAGCGCATATAACTCAATCCCATTGTTGCCTGATCTGCCAAAAGCCCCAACCGTGCCAGTACCACAACTTGGCAAAACATCAAACACGCCTGCACCTGGTCGCATGAGCATTCCTCGATTAGCTGACGGTGGCATTGTGTCTAGCCCAACTTTGGCGCTAATTGGTGAAGCAGGCCCAGAAGCGGTCGTGCCTTTAGACCGCATGCAAACAGGTGGCGGAATCACTATCAACGTCACAGGCGGGCTTGCCACAAGCGCCGAAATTGGTGAATCGGTTGTTAATGCGTTGCGCGCCTATTCGCGTAGCGCTGGTCCGTTGCAGTTACAGGTGGCGTAATGCCAGGCGTAGCCGTTGTTGATTCTGGCAACTATGACCTGCAAATTGCAACAGGATTTCAGGTTGATGCGTTTGTTCTTGATGACGCGCTTAAAGGCGTATTAGACAACACCGAATATGTGCTTGACGGCACGACCGAGTTTGCCGATGTCATGGACTCAACTATCAGCATCAACGTGCGGCGTGGTCGCCGTGACGTGGGCGATCAGTTCAGCGCAGGCACCATGACATTTACGATTCAGGACGTGACAGGGGTATTTAATCCGTTTGATCAGAACTCGCCTTATTGGGACACCCCGCAAGCAAAGCCAGGGCTTGCACCATTGCGCGAAGTGCGATTAATCCGTTACAGCTCAACCGATGTGCCCGAGTTGATCTTTTCTGGTTTCGTTATCAATTATGACTACAATTTTGCGCTCGGCGGTCTGGATACCGTGACGGTCTATTGCGCTGACCAGTTCTACCTACTTGCACAAACTTACCTAGATGAACTAAACGTCACCACAGAGACATCGGGCGAACGCATAGAAACCGTCTTAGATCTGCCAGAGGTTGACTTCCCAGCAGGCGCTCGAAGCATCGCCACAGGCACCGTAAACCTTGGGCACGACGCGGCATACACCGTGCCGGCAGGAACCAACGTATTGCAATACATCACACAAATCAACGAGACTGCCGAATTTGGTCGCGTCTTTATGTCTAGGGCTGGCGTGTTTACATTTCAAGATCGCATTGGCAACACGCTTAGCGCGCCAGTAGCAGATTTCCATGATGATGGCACGGGATACAAATTTGATGGCGTGGGCATTAGTTTTGAAGCTGACTCTGTAATTAACAGATCTGTGGTTACAGCGTTAGACGGCAAAACCGCTACCGCAACCGATGCAGGTTCTATTGCCACATATTTTATTCAGACATCAAGCATCACAAACAGCCTGCTGCACGTGCAGGGAGAAATTGACACCGCGGCGTCCTACTTGCTTAACCCAGAACCTCAAGCGCGCTACACATCCGTGGCAACCAAATACCTAATGCTGACCACAGCCCAAAAAGACACCCTGGCAACCGTAGACATTGGCGACACAATCAGCGTTGAAAAGTCGTTCCCTAGCGGTACTGGCACAACCCAGTTGGCCCAAGAGCTGTCAGTTGAGGGCATCGAGCATCGTCTGGATTTCAGCACAGGCCACAGCGTCCTTTACAGCACCGCGCCGACCACGATCGTGTACGAGTTGATTTTGGATGACGCCGTGTATGGCACACTCGACGCAGAGAATGTTTTAGGATAAGGAGAACTATGGCAACACCAACCACACTTCCAGCCAGTTTTACCGCTGGGCAGGTTTTGACCGCTGCACAACAAAACGCTTTGCGCGGCGCGTTTCGAATTTTGCAAGTAGTAAACGTGTTCAAGGCTGACGCGTTTAGCATGACTGGCTCAACCTATACAGATGTCACGGGATTGTCCGCTTCAATCACCCCGCAATCATCAAGTAGCCAAATTCTTATTATGGGTCAACTCAATACAGGCGTAATTACAGGTGAAATAGTTTTTGGCCAACTTTTGCGTGGTGCAACGGTTATCGGTAACGGCACAGGCGGTTCAGGCATAAACGCAATAACTACAAGCGGTGTTGGTGCAAACACTATTGCAATGGCAACGACACCAATTTTGTTTCTTGACAGTCCAGCAACAACATCAGCAACAACATACAAAATACAAATAAAAACAGGTGGCGCGGCCGTTGTGGGTTATGTCAATCGCCGTCAAAATGACACAGTTGTTGGCGGTTCATCTAGCCTTATCCTCATGGAAGTATCAGCATGATTGACTATTCAGCAATTCTTAGCAGCAAATACCCCGGCACTATTTGGACACTTGACGGCAACGACTATGCAGGCCTTACATGGTTAGACGAAACACCAAAACCAACACAAGCCGAATTAGACGCACAATGGCCGGTTGTTGATTACGAAAACCAATGCAACACGGTTAGCAACACACGCCATAAGGAATACATCAAAACTAGCGACCCAATTTTTTTTGAATGGCAACGTGGCACAAAAACCCAAGCCGACTGGGACGCAGCAGTTCAAGCCATAAAAGACGCCAACCCATACCCACCAGCACCAACTAAGAAAAAGTAGTGCGTTGGCGTTACCTCATCGGCTACGTCGCGCTTATAGCGGTCGTTGTGTGGGGATGCTCTGGGTGTAGTTATGACGGCTCATATCGCTACCCATGCCAAGACCCAGCCAACTGGACTAAACCAGAATGCGAACCACCACTTTGCAACCCATCTGGCACGTGCACAAGGGATTTGATTTATGAGACCACGCCTTAAACCTGAAGAACTTCACGCTCGACTAATCGTTGTTGTCGGAATCATCCTTGCCAGCGTGTTTGCAATCACCGTGCTTGGATTTGTCTGGTCACTTATGTTTGTCACACAGCCGATCGGGAATCAATCGCCCAATGACGCCGCGTTCATAGACCTGCTATCGACGCTGACCGTCTTTATGACTGGCACCTTGTCAGGTCTTGTGGCCTCAAACGGGCTAAAGTCAAAAGCAAAAGAAGGAGCCAAAGATGTTGAAGCCTAAAGACAAAGCCCTACTCGCCTCATACGGTCGCTCGGTCATTGCAGCGGTCATCGCGGTGTATTCAACAGGCAACACAGACCCAGCCGATCTAGGCAAAGCAGCGCTCGCCGCGCTTGTGCCAGTTCTCATTCGATATGTGAACCCTAAAGACCTGGCATTTGGTCGTGGCAATAGCCAAAGCTAAAGCAGGCGTGCCAAACGCACGCGACTACATCGGCAACGCAGACGGTGCATCACCAGCACCACGTGCCGGCATGAACGAATGGATAAAGCAAGCAATCGCTGCATCTAATGGCGCGCTGTGGAATAACGGGTCTTGGGGTCAACGTGACATGCGCGGTAAGCCAGGGTCTTTGTCGGTGCATGCGACTGGCAGAGCTGTTGATCTGTCGTATCGCAAAAGCGAAAAGAACCCAAAAGCAGGACGCAAAGAAGCGCTGGTCTTTATTGACAAACTTGTTGCCAATGCAAACGAACTCGGTCTGCAATGTATTTTGGATTATTTCCCAGAACCACAGGGTCGAGCATGGCGTTGCGATCGATACGCATGGCAGAAGTATGACAAGCCGACAATCCACGGCGCACCAGGTGGCGACTGGTTCCACATTGAAATCACAGCACAGGCCGCCGACTCGGTGATCTGGGTAAAAGCCGCATTCTTAAAGGTGTTCGGGGAAATCCCACCCAAGGCTTGATCTATGTTCTAGGGTCGGAGTACCGACAAAAGGACAGGCAATGACTGACATCCAGATATTCGACTACAGCGTCTATACGGGAGTGATGGACAACGGTCAAGAAATCTTGGTGCAAATCTTCACCAACCCCGACTCGGGAAAGTTCCTCATGGGACAAATCGCATTCAGAATGGCATCCTCATCATGGGGCATGCCCATACCTTTGGAGAAACGATGAACTATTTTGCAGAGAAAATCATTGGATTAGTGCTTTGTACGGTCTTTGGTGTTACGGCGCTCACAGGCGCTCCTGACGCGTCTGGTAGCCCGTCTGGGACTATCGCCTTAGCGCCTTTAGACGTTGCGGCATACCTAATTGAGCCAACCACGACTACCAGCTCAACGATCTACATTGACCCTTATTCGTCGGCTTGTGAGCAGTTCAGCGCGCTTGCCGTCAACCTTGGTTGGCCTGCCGATCAGCGCACCGTGCTCGAATCAGTCATGTTCAGGGAGTCGCGTTGCATACCAAACGCCTACAACAGCAAAGACCCAAGCGGTGGCTCGCGCGGTCTAATGCAGATCAACGGATTCTGGACACCATGGCTAACTGATGCCGGCATTATTACAAGCGCAGAAAACTTGTTACAGGCTGAAACTAATCTCCTTGCAGCGTTAGCAATTTACAACTACGGCGTCGAGCGTCACGGTTACGGCTGGGGGCCATGGAGTGCAACACGATGAGCGAAGGTAGCGCATGGAACCAAGGCGAACTATCAGAAGAAACCCGACGAATGGTATTGGAGCAAATGATGACAACAAGACACGACATGGCAATCTTTAATTTGATTAACGAAATTGCAGACATAAGCACAAACCCACACGCAAGCATTATCCAGCGTCTTAAAGGCATGAAAAACTCGTTGTCATTAGAAGAACCGATGCCATTGCACGATGTGACTAC